TAGTAAAACTAATAACCAAAGTCTAGTCAATCGTAATACGGACAGTAGTAGAGCCAATACAACTTGTTCCGCTACCTCCTGCTGTACAAGTATGTATTCCTGATGAAACTGAAGTTAATCCAAGTGATCCTGCTGTACCTCCTGAGATTACAGTGGTCTGACCGCCAAGTACAGGAAGACTTGCAATTCCACTTGATGGAGTGATTGCAGTTTGCGTTCCATCGCCAGCTTGATATGACTCAGAAAGAGAAAAAGCAGATCCAGCCGTTGTTACTGTTTTATTTGTATGTATTGCGTTTGGTGCACCATTACTTCCAAAACTTCCAAGATTTAAACCACCTATCGCATTTGTTACCACACTATCCCCTGTTCCTGTTGAAGTGGTAATATTATTTCCACTTAAGCTGTAGCTCGATGGAGCAGCATTAGTAATTACATAAGGCGAGTCTATGGATATTTGTGCAGAGGTTACAAATTCCTGTTTTATGTTGGCAAAGGCAGGGGTTGTTGCCAGTAATAATAGTGGAAGTAGCTTTTTCATTTTTTGGATTTAGGGTCGATTACTTCAGCACCTTCTATTTTAATAGGTGTTATTATCCTTATAGTCTGAACCATACCTTCATTTTCTGCAACTTTACTGTCTTTCTCACTACGTTTCTTTGATCCCTCTAAACCGAATGTTGCCAGTGCTCCCGTTAAAAGCGAAGCAGGAAATGTGATATCTTTTGGTTCTGAACTGTACCCTGGGATCGAAATATAATTCAGAGTTACTATGAACCCACTCCAAACGACAACACCTAATCTAACAAAAAGGCTAATAATTGCTAGTTGCTCTTCTTTGTCATCTAAACCTTCCTTAAGTTTCTGAAAGGCATTTTTTTTCTTTTCTTCAACCATGGGACAAAATTTTAGGCATACTAAACATAACTATAGCTTAAATTCATGCCTGAGATATATGCAGCCTTAATAGGAGCAGCAGCTACGGCTTTTGTCATGGTTCTATCTAACATAAGTAGTAGAAGAGATAGAGATATTGTTGAATTGTTTAGCCGAATAAATAGATTAGAAAGAGCCGTAAGTCGTATGGAAGGTCAAAAAGACTAATCTTTGGTATGTTTGGGTAAGAAGATATATCTTTTTATGTACAAAATTTTAAAACCAATCTTAATGACGTTTTTAACAACAACTGCTGTTAAAAGGTTAGTGGTAGATTTATTAAAATCAATCGCAAAACAAACTACTAATACTTTAGATGATAAAGCAGTTGAGATTTTAGAAAAACAACTCTTTCCCTAAAATGAAAATCACTAAATTTCTCAACATAGATATTGAGCCAGCTCCCCCAGAAATGGAATTAGAGATTGAAATGCAGTGTAGAGAAATTATGAAAGCTAATGATTTAGATAATATAAAAAGATATTGCACACATATGGTTAGAAAGAAATTTGATCAGGATATTTTTATGGCATCTTTGTTAAATAGACTTATAGAATTAGAAGCCGAAAGAGTTGTTCAGCAAATGAGAAAAGAAAAAAGAAAACCAACTAATCCTATTAAGAAGTTCTTTCGTATTCGTTAATTTCTTCATCAGTAAAATCTCTGATAAATAATTTATCTATCTTATCAATTTCATAATTGAATTTAAGGATTGCAGTTCTTATATGTTCTGTGACCCATTTGCCTTCATCATAAACTACTTGAGCTTTACCATTTTCTTTAATAAAAACATAATGATCTTGCCCTTTCATTTGTATTTCAAGAAAGTTTCTCTCTAAGTTTTTACGTCTTATTTGTTTAAGTTTGCGTAATTTTTCTACAGATTTTCTTACTGGTTTCATTTTTTATAGTCTGAAGGAGGAGGTGTAAGCCAGTAGCGTACACCATTTATTATTTTAAAGTGAATATTTAGATTGGGATCTTTAACTAAATATTCATCTTTAGTTTTAGAAAGGTAACTCTTCATTTACTCCTGTGTTAATCTTCTGTGGATTAATGTTGCCAAATACTCCGTATGGACCATCCATCGCTTTAGAGAAGATTTGTACACACTGAGTTTTAACTTTTTCTTTTTTGGCAAAGTCATATACTTCTCCTTCTTTTGCTTTTGTGTTTACTAGGTTTTGTAAATGATCTATTAAATGAGTTACAGAGTCAACAGGAATTGTGAGACTCAAAACTTGTTGGCCTTCGTTAAAACGATCATCGCCAATATTCCATTTTATAGGAAGAGGTAGTGCTGGATTAAATTCCATAATTAATTAAAAAATTGAGCTAATAAAGTGTTAAAGAATGAATTAAAAGAAACTTTGTTTTGTTTACAATGATCTTTTATTTTTAAAGCAAGGGTGTCATTTGTTCTGACACTAAAGATGTTTTTGTTCCAATCTTTTTTACGTTGCTGTTTGCGGAGAAGAAGCTCATTCAAAACTTGTTCTCTCGCAGTGTTGGCAGTTTCATCTGGTGTCATAAGCTCTCATCTATCTTAGAGATTTCAAGAGCTAAAAACTCACCATGTTCAGCAGTGGTAATATGTCTGGTAATTTTTGTGTCTTTGATACTGAACTTTTTTCTGAAAGATTCGACTACATCTTTCATCTTGAGTGGATTACTTTGATGAAGTGCCTGTAGCTTTTCAAGGATTACTTCTTTGGCTTCCTTAGTAATAGGATCAGGAAGTTTCTCTAAAACAGATGTAGATTCTAGTTTTTGATTAGGTTTTGTAGGAGTTTTTGCTACACCTGTTTTTGGTGGTGGTGTTTTAGTAAGTGAGTTACCATCATCGTCATCGTTAGCTAGTCCGTAGACAGAAAGTAATCCATATCTACGAGCATAGGTTTGAGCTTCTCCTTGAGCCTGATGAACATTCTTGACGTTTGGAGGAATTTTTGGAACAGGATACTTACTGATTAGAGGTTCATCACCAGAAGTATGCATTAGTTTTGTAATGAGTATTGTAATAACCTCTCCTTCTGGAGTAATTACATAATCATTCAATTGTGTATGACAAAGACCAAACTCTGTAGCTGGTTGAATAGCTAACAATGCTTGAGCTAATGTAGTGTATTTGCTTTTGAAAAAAGGATTAGTTCCATCCTTTCCAGCAGCATGATGCTCTTTCTGAAAAGCATTAAGTGCTTCAACTAATGTCGAAGGCTGTTTAGTGGCCATGAGTAATTGTTTACTTGATAATTATATTACACATATATCATGTTTACTGCAAGGCAGCTTGTAACAATGTGTTGAATTGTTCAGGAGTCAAGACCATTCTCCATTGACCTCCTCTAAACCTAACCATGCTCGCAACGAAGTCTACACCAGCATTTTTTCTTTGTGTTTCCACTTCTCTAGGTTTAACGAGGCAAGCTCTGGACTTATCTTTGTAATCTGCCACCTGTATCACGCAGTTTGGTATGCCATATATATCGCCAACATCATCTGGTATTCCTGCTGCAAGATTTCTTTTACATTCAAAACCAGTAACCTCTGTTAGAAGTTCTGCTGCTTCTCTTTCAGCTTTGTCTCCTTTTCTTTTTTGTGGATTACTCAACCTTGTAACTCCCTTATGCGGTTTTTAAGATTTGCAAACCTTACACAATATTCTTTATCGGTAATTTCTTGGTCAAACCATAAATCGGAAAGATGTCCTATCTCATTATTTAATTTTGTGATGAGATACTTTTTTCTTCGATCAAGTTCTCTATAAAAACATTTCATCTCATTACTTTCCATTTTCTTCTTATTTTTGCATTTAATTGTTTTGCTTTTTGTCTTTTAAGACTTAGATAAGTGTCATTTAATTCATCAATCAAATGAGTAAAGTCTCCCTGAGATGACATTTCTAATGACCTTTCAAAGTTAACGATAGATGCTTTGATAAGTTCTAAGTCTCTTCCTGAGACATCAAGTATATATCTCATCTTTTAGTCCACTCCGAGATAAGTTTTCTTAGCTCCTCGATACGTTTCTGAGCAGCTTGTATTCTTTCTTGTTTTGTCATCAGAACAATTCCTGTTCTGATTCAAACTTTTCCCATGCTTTCTGCCATGCAGCTTCACATCTTTCTGTTGGCTGATCAATGTTCATAATACATCTACCTTCAAATGCCCAGATTGTGTTACATACATCTGGTCTTAAATCGTAGTTTAGTTTCAACATTTCAACGTAGCAACCAAGTTGTTTATCAGTTGAGTAGGGTTCTTTCCAATACATATCAAGATCTTCGATATATAACAAACCATCTTTCTTTCTCTTTCGCATGAAATAATCACAGCTACTTTTTGTTTTCAAGTCAATCAATCTAATTTGTTTGGTCTTGGTGTCATAGCCAAGTAGATCAAGTTGACCGCCAACTGATTTATCAGGTATCGACATCATATGTTCAACTGCCATCGGTTCAAAATGTGTGAACAGTTCATGTTGAAGTAATGGTTCAACCCATGCACCATATTCATCAGGATCAATTTTGCCGTTACCCAACATATGTTCAGCTAGACATTCATGGCACTTTTCTCCTCTGGGCTGCCATTGTGATCTCCACTTCTCGATATTTTCTTTATCTTCTTCTGTCAGTTCACTACAGACTTGAGTAGTTGAATAAGATAACCATTGTTTAGTTTCAGTATTTACATACTGGTGTCTGTTTTCATCTCTTTTGATTGGAAGAGGTTTTAAAAGTTGGAAGGTTTTCATTGTTAGAAATCGTATTTGATTGGAAGGTCTTTTGGATTAGTAAGTTCTACTTTTTCTTCTTTTGGTTTTAGCTTTGGTATTTTAACCCTAGCAAGATTTTGATATTCGACACCTTGATAACCTTGCGGAAATGCTTTGTTGCCTTTAGTGTTATTTACACATTCTGTCCATCCTGGGGGTGGGGTGTCTAAATCCTCTAGTGTCCAATAACCTTTTTTAATACCATCTTTTAGTATTTTTAGAACTGAAGCATCAAATAATTTTTGCATTATTCAAAACCTCTTTCTGCTGTAAATACTCTTGACGCTGGATGATTATTTTTTGGTTCTTCTGGTTTGTATCCCTTCTTAAGTGGATATATATCCTTCCAGCCAGCCGTAATTGCTTTCTCAAGAGCTTCTTTTCTGTCTTGTGATGGAAATGACCTGAGAGTATTAAAGATGCGGTTAGCAACGCTTTCAGTACACGATGCACCTTTTTTCTTTCTGATAGGCCACCATTCAATTAAAAGATCTGCATATTCTTTTAAATCATCAGGTATTACCTCTGGATTGATTATGTAATAAGAAAAAGGATCAGAGGCAACTGATTTTGGTTTTCTTTTAGCAGCAGATTTCATTTTCTGTTTGAGAATCAAACGAATATATTGCGGTATTGTTAATTCTTCTCCTCTAGCTTCATTCAGATAAGTATGAAGATCAGAATCTAACCAAATACAAACTTTAGTTTTTTCCATTCATAATAAACTGTTCATTACTGACAGTAGGTGATATTTATTTAGATGT